GGTGCCCACAAAAATTCTAGAGGACCACAAATTTATGAAAGGTAACGGTTTCGTTCACTATTATCTGTATAATTGGCACCTTAGTGAATCTACAGAACCTAAAGAAATAGCAGTTATTATTCCATAAAATGAAGACCGGTGGTACAGGAGGTGCGAACACAAATGCAAGTGGAAAACCCTTCGAGGATTGTTTCCGTCCCACGGGTAGACATATAATTGGCGACCGTACGTTTACGTACATTGACCAAGACCAATTCGTCGACTTTATGAAAGACCTCAAAGATCCGTATTGGGAACACAAAAAGAAGCCTGACGGCGCTCTCATCAGTGATGACAAAAAGACACTCTTTATCATCGAAGCAAAACACCAGATTGTCGCAGGCTCTGTCGATGAAAAGATTCGCGCGGGTCCGTGCCTTCTCGAAGAGTATAAGCAACTGTACCCCAATGTTGAAAATGTTTATATGATGTTTATTCTTAATGATTGGTGGTTTGGACGCCAGAAAAAATATGAAATTGCTATTAAGTTTAACGAAAAACATGGGATACCAGTGTTTTTCGCGAAACAAGTGGGCTCAACATGGAAAGTTCATATTCGAGATAAGAAGTGGACAATTTACCCAGCCTTTTACGGTGTGGAGCAAGATGCTATATTTGATTGGATGACGAAACAAGTACTTCAGTCGTCGTAGATTCGGGATTTTTACTGTTTATAGCTCGACGTGCTTTCACGTCTTTTATATTGTAATCAGAAAATGTATTCACAACTAAATCAACTTTCACGTTACTCATCACAAAATCAACCCCGGATGTCTTAGTTAAATTGAATAAATCTTCATGGTCTTTTACCCCGAACCCATCTTTCGTGTATCCCACGAAGGATGTTTTTGTCTCTGGTGCGTACGGTGGGTCGAGATATACAAAATCACCCTTTCCTATTTCCTTAAACGCTTCACGAAAATCACATTTTCTAAACTGTACATCCTTGATAAGGTCACTCACTTTTGAAAGTTCCTTTTTGGTAAGAATTGTAGGTGTTGTTTTATAATGACCGTACGGTACGTTAAATCCATTGGGTCCTTCACGGTATACACCCCTAAAACAAGTTTTGTTTAAAAATATAAACATTGCTGAACGCTGGGGTGTTTCTTCCTTGTTTGAATTAAATTTCTTTCTTATCCAGTAATAATAATTTTCCTTCGATTGTTTAGCCTCTTTGAGAGTCTTTGGTTCGCGATTAATTTCAGTACCTAAACACTTGTCGTATTCGTTGAACATCTTCTGTAGATGTTTATGTACCACGTCTGGTTGTGTTTGAATATTCTGATACAGGGCTATCAGTGACCCGTTAAGGTCGTATGCACATACCTTACCATTCGCGAGACCTTTTGACAGGACCGACAGAAGAACACTTCCACCGCCGACGAAGACTTCGTGATAATCGTCAATTTTTGTAGGAAAAGAACCTAAGACATCTTCAATAATTTGAGTTTTTCCACCGACCCATTTAATAAATGGTTTCATATTCTATATTCAAATTAAAGTTTTAAGCTCTTCTATATTCATGGAAGAGATTCGCAAAAACCACAATGATGCTAAGAGAGAATTGATCCAATCCGTGTCCCAAAAGGGTCAACACATTCTTGATGTAGGTTGTGGGTTTGGTGGAGATCTTCAAAAATGGCACAAGTGTGGAGTGAACATTAACATGTGTGATCCCGAACCATCAGCCCTAGAAGAGGCTCGTTCCCGCGCTAAAAATATGCATATGCGAGTCAATTTCTATGAGGGTGACATTCATAATTGCCCAAATAGAAAATTTGATGTTGTATGTTTCAATTTTTCTTTACATTATATATTTGCAACGAAGAACTTGTTTTTTAGTTCGATACATGAAATAAGAAAACGGATAAAACCAGGTGGTATTCTCATGGGTATCATTCCAGATTCTGAAAAGATTATTTTTAAAACTCCTCTCATAGATGATAGAGGCAATTTTTTCAAACTCAAAGACCATGGGAACGGCGGCTTTGGTGAGAAACTTTTTGTAAATCTGGTGGACACTCCATACTATGCAGATGGACCAAAGTCAGAACCTGTGGCGTTCAAGGATCTTTTAGTGACTCATCTAGAAGATTTGGGATTCAGTTTAGAACAGTGGGAAGGTCTCAAGGGAAATCCCATATCAGAACTCTATAGTAAATTTATCTTTGTATATAAGAGATGATAGCGTTTATTCTATTATTAATTGTAAACCTGATACTCCTCCAGCAGACCCAGGAACCGAGGGAACTTAAGGAGGTCAAGGAGAAGTATCGAACCCTCAGGGAACATCTCAAGGATACGAATCACGAGAAGTTCAATATGCTGTACCGATGCGTTCCTATCACGGGTATGAGGAAGATGAATGGGTCGGTGGGTTCAAACACTAATAAAGGTGGTGAGATTGTAGTCTGCCTGGATGGGAGCACGAATGAAATATTCCACGTTCTCATTCACGAATTGGCACATTGCACGGTGGATGAGTATTCCCACTCTCCCAAATTTTGGGACAACTACATCGAACTTCGTAACATTTGCGTTCAATTGGGTATATATGAACAGATTCCTGAGCGAACCAAATTTTGTGGTCAGCACATTCAGGATAAATAATCTCAGTCTAGTTTAAATGAAGACGCCGGTAAACATTTTGATTACGGCTATTGGATATTGGATAGCGTTGTATGCTGTCACTCTCGTCCCACTCATCTCCAGGAGTTATCATCTAAATCTCATATGGTTCACTGTTGTCATACCTAATGCGATTCGCTTTGCGATAGGTAACATCCCACGTCTCGCCGTGGATAGGGTATTCTTCCTCTCCTCGACCTTCATTGCGTTAGTTTTAACTTTTTTCATTAATCAGATTTCATCTGAAACGAAGAGTGCCATGACTGACCAAAAAGCCGACGTTAACAAGAAACTTAAATTGAGTGCCTTGTTAGCGGGAACATTCGCTATGGGTGCTCTCGCAACCTATTATTCAGGTATCGATAATTCTATTTACAGTAATATGGGCTGGGAAAGGCCTGTCTAAGGCTTGATAATGTAGTCCTTCATGAAATAGAAGACAATAGCAGCCACGACACCAGTCGAGGCAAGACCGACCATACTCCTACCCCCTTGTTCGTTAAGGAACTTGGGGATAGAAGTCGCAAGACGGTCCTGAACAGGCTTGCTCACAGCGAGAGCGGTGCACGCCGCAACGAGAAGGGAGGTCATCTGCTCGTCAGTGAGATTCATAGGATTCTTACTGGCGGGCTTCTCAGCCTGACCATTGGCAGCGGGATAAGCACCTTGGGGGTTGGGAGCAGACATCTGCATGCTCTGCATCCTGGGCTCATCAGTCATCATTGGTGGCTCCATCATAATATCGTTAATAGGTGTGGAATCCATCGTCGTCGTCTCTTTACTTTGACTCACATTTTTTTCGGGTGGATTGAACGCTTGATTAGGGACAAAGGCTGTAGAAGGTTTATCCGTTAAAGGTACCATTCCTTCTCCGTCGTCTGCCAAATTCATGGTAGTCATTCTATCTGAAGCCATTTAATATAGCTCTATGTTTTTGAGAAAGTTGAGAGACGCACTCACTTCGTCTTGGTGATCTTAAGATTTGTCTTCTTTGTAGCCTTCTTAGCGTCATCCTCCTTTTGCTGAAGATATTTAGGATTGAACATCTTTTTATGAAGTTTCCAGAGGTCTGGACTTCCCACTCTAAAGTTTTTTCTGACTGTCGCCTTGTACCAAAACACACAATCTTGTATCTTGTTAGACTTTACAGTATTGTCTAACACGAGACACTCATAGTTTTCTGTGCAGGCATCCATAACTTTGCAAAACATATCGAAGGATGGAAAAATACCAAAGAATGATTTGTAAAGTTTCTCTCTATTCTGAATGATATTCTCCCTGAGTATAAACACATAATCCACGTTAGCTCGTAGTGCTGGTGGTAAGTCCATAACATATTGCATCGTCAGCATGAAGAAGATCTTCCAGTGCCTACCGTTCATAAAGCATTGTCGTATACACGTATCTTTTAGAAACTTTGAGTCATACATACAGTCATCAAGGAGCATGAAGGCCCCACAATTCGTTTTACCCGCACCCACCAATTTTCTCTGTCTAGCCATCACCCTCTCTATCGCATCTCTATCGTAGTCACCATAAATGAATAAATCTGGGATAAAGTCCGAATAAAAATGATTACCCTCCTCTGTTCCAGAAAGCACTATTCCTGCTGGGAGATGCTTCTTATGATACATGATATCCTTAACAAGGGTCGATTTACCTGTATTACGTTTCCCAATGAACACACAAACCCGGTCGTCGGTGATCGTCTCGGGTTTGAATTTCCTCAATTGAAGATTCATTCTACTGTAGTGTTTCGTTTTATTTACCAAAATTTTACTCATATACAGTAGGAATGGCTGGTCGACTAAGACTTGCTGCCACAGGAGTCCAAGATGAATGGCTCACAGGTGAACCACAATTTTCATATTTCCTGATGAATTTTAAAAAGCATTCGAAGTTTGCTTTTGATTTTGTTGAGAGTCAGTTTGACGGAGATATAGACTTTGATAAAGTGATTACATGTAGAGTTCCTGGTGACAAAGGTGACTTGGTTCGAAATCTCACCCTAAAAATAACACTTCAAGATCCAACCCCTGATGGCGGTTCTAACAATAATATCTGGTGTCCCTCTGTCATAACCCACCTGATCGAGTATGCTGAACTTTTAATAGGTGGTCAGCCCATTCAGAAAATTACAGGAGAATACATCTACATGCACCAACAGTTGTATAATACCGATGATGACGTTAATCAAACCCTATATTTCCTTAATGGTCATGGAAATATTTTGAGTTATGAATCCGGAACTAATTACACATATTTCCTAGAACTTCCATTCTATTTTTATAGGAATTCGAGTCTGGCTATACCAACATGTGCCCTGACGAAACAATTGGTCGAAGTGAGAATTAAAACACGTCCTCTGTCAGAGTTGACGTTTGGTGGTGGTTTACCCAGTGACATTGCATCTATTCAAAAGTTTTCGATGGATACAGAGTTTATATACGTGAGCCCAGAAGAGAGTAGCTTCATGATGACCCGACCCCTCGACTATGTCATTACACAAATTCAAATGTCTAAATTTAAGATGAAATCTGGAGAAAATACAAAGGCGGTCATGCTCAACTTTACACACCCGGTGA